ATTGAACACATGGATAAGTTTGCTAATAAAATTTTAAAAAAGATTGGAATTGATTATCATAAAATAGATGATATTTCTGACATGCCAAAGATACACTAATGATTGTTGATATACCTTACGATCCAAGACCCCAGCAAGAAGAGCTACATGAAAAGTTAAGGGAATATAGATTTTCTGTTCTTGCTTGTCATAGAAGGTTTGGCAAGTCGGTGATGTTAATTAATCATTTGCTTATTGAGGCAATGCTAAACACAAAAAAGAATCCTAGATATGCCTATATCGCTCCAACATACCGCCAGGCGAAAAACATTGCTTGGGATTATTTAAAACAATATGCAGGAGTAATACCAGGAGTTAAATTTCACGAAACAGAATTACGTTGCGATCTACCCAATGGCGCCAGAATAACCCTCCTATCTTCTGAAACACCTGATAGCATTAGGGGTATATTTTTAGATGGAGCTTGTTGCGATGAGATGGCGCAAATAGATCCAACACTTTGGAACGAAGTTTTAAGACCCTGCCTATCCGACAGAAAAGGATGGTGCGTTTTTATTGGAACACCTGCTGGAATGTCAAACCAGTTTTATGAATTATATCAATATGCATTAACCCATGATGATTGGTTTGCTTATACAGCTCCTGCATCAAAAACAAAGATAGTTGATGAAGCAGAATTAAAAGCTGCAAGAGAGCAGATGGGTGAAGAAAAATATCAACAAGAATTTGAATGCTCCTGGATAGCAAATATATCAGGATCTATTTTTGGATCTATTATAAAAGATTTGGAAGATAAAAAACAATTAACTAGAGTTCCTTACAATCCTGCGTTCCCAGTTAATACCGCATGGGATATTGGAGTTGGAGATTCTACAGCTATAATATTTTATCAACAAGTTGGCGCTGCAATCCATATAATAGATTACTATGAAAACAACAAAGAAGGTTTACCGCATTATTGCGATGTTGTTAGCAAGAAAGATTATTTTTATAAAACGCATTATGCGCCGCATGATATAGAAGTTACTGAATTTTCCTCTGGCAAGACTAGAAGAGATGTTGCTTATCAGCTAGGTATTAATTTTAAAATTTTGCCGAAACTCCCGCTGGAAGATGGGATCCATTCTGCTAAAATGATCTTACCTAGATGCTGGATTGATATGGATAATTGTAAACATTTAGTTGATGCATTAAGACATTATCATAGAAAATATAATGAAAAGATGAAGATATTTCATAGTAAACCAGTACATGCCTGGTCATCTCATGCTGCAGATGCTTTTAGATATTTAGCATTATCAGTAACTGATGTATTAACTAAAAACACATCTATGCCTAGAGCTACAGATTCCGAATATAAGATCTTTTCTAAATAAGTATTTACCAATGACAAATAATATAATATGGATTTAGCATGTTACAAAACTTAACAAAATTTTTAGGAGAATAGTCATGGGATTTTTAATGCCAAAAATGCCAGCGCCACCACCTCCGCCTCCACCACCTGCTGAACCGCCTGCTTTTGATGATGCAGAAAGAAAAGCAAAAGTTGCTGCAGAGCAAGCTGAGATTAGACGTAAACGTAAAGGAAGAGCATCTACAATTTTAACAGGCGCTCAAGGATTAACAGAAGAAGAAACTTTACAGAAAAAAACTTTACTAGGAGAATAATATGGGAGGAGTTATATCATCACCAATTAAATCAGTATTGAGCGCAGTTAGTGGAGCAAAACCATCTGCACCACAAGTTGAAGCTCCAAAACCACAACCAATAACTTCACCAACAGCTGCAGAAGTTGATCAAGGAGAAGCAACAAGATTAATTAAAGCAAAAAGAAGAGGTAGATCTATGACTATACTTACATCTCCATCTGGTGTAAGCGATCAAACTACACTTTCTACTAAAACTTTATTAGGCGCATAATATGGCAATTAACCCAAAAGCAAAATTGGTATTGGATAGATACCAAAGTTTAAATACTCAACGTCAAACTTGGGAAGAGCATTGGCAAGAAGTTGCTGATTATATGATGCCACGAAAAGCAGACATTACAAAAAAAAGATCTAAGGGAGACAAAAGACACGAATTAATTTTTGATGGTACAGCAATTCATGCATTAGAATTATTGTCAGCATCATTACATGGAATGCTAACTAATATTGCATCACCATTTTTTTATTTAAAATATAGAGACAATCAACTTGATAAAGATGATGAAGCAAAAGAATGGTTAGAATCTTGTACAGATGTTATGTACAAAGTTTTTGCATCATCAAATTTTCAACAAGAAATATTTGAACTATATCACGATTTAATTTCTTTTGGTACAGCAGCTATGTTGATTGAAGAAGATATTAATGATGATTTAAGATTTAGAACTATTTATATTGCAGAAATTTTTATTACCGAAGATGAAAGAGGCATGGTGGATAGTATGCTTAGAAAATTCTATCTACCTGCCAGAACAGTAATGTTAAAATTCGGTGAAGCAAACTTACCAAAAAATTTAAAAGATAAAGCTAAATCATATCCACATGAGGAAGTTCCAATATTACATTTAGTAATGCCAAATGAAGAATTTGGAATTGCAAAAGGAAATAAAGGTAAACCTTACTATTCAGTTTATGTAGATCCAGATAGTGGAGCAATTTTAAAAGAAGGTGGTTATGAAGAGTTTCCTTATGTAGTACCACGTTATTTAAAAGCATCTAATGAAATTTATGGAAGATCGCCTGCGATGAATGCTTTAGCAGATGTTAAGATGTTAAATACAATGTCTAAAACAACTATTAGAGCTGCGCAAAAACAAATAGATCCTCCACTGCTTGTACCTGATGATGGTTTTCTTTTACCGATAAGAACCATACCTGGAGGATTGAATTACTATAGAGCTGGAACTAGAGATAAAATTGAACCAATGAATATTGCTGCAAACAATCCATTGGGTTTAAATATGGAGGAACAAAGACGTAAAGCAATTAGAGAAAATTTTTTCGTTGATCAGTTGATGATGCAAGGTGGTCCACAAATGACTGCAACAGAAGTATTACAAAGAACAGAAGAAAAAATGAGATTATTGGGTCCAGTGCTTGGCAGATTACAATCTGAATTATTACAACCATTAATTACTAGATCTTTTAATATTTTATTAAGAAATAAAAAATTCCCACAACCACCTGAATTTTTAGGAGATCAAGATATTGAAATAGAATATGTATCTCCATTAGCTAAAGCTCAAAAGACTTCAGAGTTATCCTCAATTATGAGAGGGGTAGAAATATTTGGTTCTTTACAAAACATTGCTCCTGTGTTTGATCACATAGATGTAAATGGTTTAGTAAAATATATACAAGATATTTTAGGTATACCAGCTAAGGTTATGAAATCAGATGTTGAAGTACAACAAATTCGCTTGCAAAGAGAACAGATGCAACAACAGCAATTAGAGATGCAACAACAAATGCAAGTTGCTGAAGCTGCTGGAAAAGCTGCACCTGCACTAAAAGCGATAAATGAACAATAGAGATATAAAAAATTTAAACACAAATTATAAGATTTGTTTTGGATCTGAGAATGGAGAAAAAGTTCTGGAAGATCTAGAGCGAAGATGTAATGCTAACGTAACTACCTTTGTTAAAGGAGATAGTTATGAGAGCGCATATTTAGAGGGACAAAGATCTGTCTATCTATTTATTAAATCAATGATCAACAAAAAAAATGGAGGAAATAATGAGTGATCAACAGGGAGTGGTGGAACAAGCAGTTCAACCATCTGGAAGTCCAGCGACTTCTCCAGTAAATAATAATGTTACAAGTGTAGTTGAACAAGCTGCTGCAGACTGGAAAGCTAGTCTAGCAGAAGATATCAGAGCAGATAAATCTTTAGCTCCTATTAAAGATATTAATAGTTTAGCTAAAAGTTATATTCATGCACAAAAATTAGTTGGGGTAGAAAAAATACCACTACCTAATAAACATGCAACTGAAGAAGATTGGAATGTAGTCTACGATAAGTTAGGCAGACCCAAATCTCCTGAAGAATATAAATATAATATATCTGAAGATGCAAACATTGATGAAGGCGCTTTAAAAGTATTTTCTGAGCAAGCTCATAAATTAGGTTTATTACCACAACAAGCAGATGGTGTTGTTAAATTTTATAATGACATGATGGCGGAAAACTTAAAAAGTTTAGATGCTGCTGCTGAAACAGCTCGTATTGAAAGCGAACAACAACTTCGTAAAGAATTTGGTAGAGCTTTTGAACAAAAGATAACTAAAGCATCACAATTAGCTAGAGAATATGTTGGAGAAGATGTTCTTAACATGAATTTAGAAAGTGGTGTTAAATTAGGCGATCATCCACAAGTTGTTAAAGCATTTGCTAAATTAGCTGAAATGGTAGGTGAAGATAATTTTGTAGCTCAATCTGGTCCAAACTATTTAACTCCTAGCGAAATAGAGAGCGAAATAGCTAAATTACAAGCTCCAGGATCTGCATATTGGAACAAATCTCATCCAAATCACGATAAAGCTGTACAAGAAGTTTTTGCTTTACGACAACAGCTAACTGATGTATAGAGCAAATCATTAGGATAATCTTTTAGACCCTATTGGCATTTGGAAAAGACAAACATCTACGAAGATGTAAAACTCTAGAATAGATCCACATTGTGGAAAATCCATTCGTTTATTTTTAATTAAACTTAACCAATGGAGATGACAATATGTCAAATCAAATAACAACTGCTTTTGTACAGCAGTACAGTTCAAACGTACAAATGCTATCTCAACAAATGGGATCGTATTTAAGAAGTGCTGCGGATGTTGAAACAGTGGTTGGTAAAAATGCTTTCTTTGATCAAGTAGGTAAAACTACTGCTGTTCTAAGAACATCGCGCCACTCTGATACACCGCAAATAGATACTCCACATAGTCGTAGAAGAGTTAGTCTTGGAGACTATGAGTGGGCTGATCTAATAGACAATGCAGACAAAGTTAGAATGCTAATTGATCCAACTTCTTCTTATGCAAAAGCTGCGGCTGCTGCTATGGGAAGAGCTATGGATGATGTTATCATTACAGCTCTTGGCGGCACAAGTTATACAGGAGAAACTGGAGCTACTTCGGTATCTCTACCTGCTGGTCAAAAACCATACAGTACATCACAAACTGATGGTTTAACTATAACTAAATTGTTAGAAGCTAAAAAAATCTTAGATTTAAATGATGTTGATCCATCTATACAAAGATATTTTGTATGTGGACCAAAACAAATCTCTGATTTATTAGGCACAACTCAAATCACATCTGCTGATTTCAATACAGTTAAAGCACTAGCTCAGGGTCAAGTAGACTCTTTCTTAGGTTTTAAATTTATTGTTAGCAATAGATTAGCATTTGATGCAACTAACACTGATGACAGACTATGTTATGCCTTTACAGCTGATGCTATTAAATTAGCTATCGGTAAAGATGTTATGGCAAGAATAGATGAGAGAGCTGACAAATCGTACAGCACTCAAGTTTATTACTGCATGAGCATTGGCGCAACTAGAATGGAAGAAGAAAAAGTTGTTCAAATTGCGTGCGACGAATAACATTAACAATAGGAGAATAAAAACATGGCAAGCGTAAAAGGCGTAAACATAACAAACCTAGATGCTACTCCTGTTGTTCTATCATCTTCTGAAGAAGTTGGTGGAAAACTAAGAGTGTTCTATGACACATACGAAGCAGTTTCTGTAGCAAGTGGTGATGATATCACTATTGCTAGGATTCCTGCTAACGCAACTATTCATGACGTTATCATTAAAGCTGATGCTTTAGGATCTGGCGTTACTTTGAAAGTTGGTGATTCAGGTGATGATGACAGATATTTATCTGTTGTTGGAACTTGGAACGTAGCTGGTCAGAGTCAATCTATGTCAAGTGGTTCATCTACAGGTGCTGCAACAACTGCGGTAACTGGTATTGGATACAGAACTACAGCTTCAACTGATATTAAAATTACTACAGGCGGTGCAACTGCTTCTGGTACTATATTTAGTTGGGTTTACTACACAGTAGAATAATACTACTTTAAATAGTGGGGACTAAAAATCCCCACTATCAATAATGAAAAAAATAGATAATCCAAAAACAATTTTACATTTCCAAAATAAAGATTATATCTATCGTTATGTTCTAGTTGATAGATTTAAACATACATCAACTGCACATCATGGTTTTGATAAAGACTTAGAACTTACAGAAGCTGAGATCTTTGCATTAGTTAAACCTAGAAAACTAAGAAGAAAGTATATTATTAAAAATGACAACAAGTGATTTTGATCCAAGACTTTTATCCTGTTATCCAAAACCAAAGTTTTTATTACATTTTCAATGGGGAAACTCTAGCGATATTTATCGTTATGCTTTAGTTGAGGTTATTAAACAAAAAAACATTATTTCTAGAAGTAAACAAAAACAAGATGAACAAGAATTATCTCAAGAAGAGATTTGGCAAAAATACAATATTGTAGTAAAGAAAGATTAATATGGCTTCAGTTGTAGAAATTTGTAATAACGCATTAAATCAGTTAGGTGCATCAACTATATTGACACTTACAGAAGATTCTAAAAATGCAAGACTTTGTAATGCTAGATATGAAAGCATTCGTAATGCAGTATTTAGATCTCATACATGGAATTGTTTAATGGCAAGACAAGAACTTGCAGCAGATACAGCAACTCCTGTTTGGGGCTGGGCTAATCAATTTACATTACCATCAGATTGTTTGAGAGTTATTACAATATCTGATTATGATTATGATTATAAAATTGAAGGTAGAAAAATAATGGCAAATGTATCTCCAATTAAACTTCAATATATAAAATTAGTTACTGATCCAAATGAATATGATACTTTATTAACTGAAACTATTTCCGCCGCTTTAGCTGCTGATATTGCTTTTGCTGTTACTGCTAATGCTACATTAGTAACAACAATGAAAGAAATCTATCAAGAAAAATTAGCAGAAGCTAAACACATTGATGCTACAGAGGGTCAAAATACAGATCCTAATATGGGTCAAGTTGATGTAATATTATCAGACGAATTTATCAACAGTAGGTTTTAATTATGGCAAGAGTATCAACAGCTCTTACTAACTTTACTGGGGGTCAGTTATCTGATCGTATGGAAGGAAGAACCGACTTCCAAAAATATTTTAGCGGCTGCAAAACTTTAGAAAATTTTATAGTTCAACCTCATGGTTCAGTAACACGTAGACCAGGTACAACCTTTGTGGCTGAAGTTAAAACATCTTCTGCAAAAACAAGATTAATCCCTTTTGAATTTTCAACTGAACAATCTTATGCTTTAGAATTTGGAAATTTATATATTCGTTTTTATAAAGATAATGGAGCTGTATTGGAAGCTAATAAAACAATTACAGGAATTACAAAAGCAAATCCTGGTGTTGTTACATCTACATCTCATGGTTTTTCTAATGGAGATACAGTTGTTATTTCTGGTGTTGTAGGAATGACAGAAGTTAATAATAAAAGATTTAAAGTTGCAAACGTTGCAACAAATACATTTGAACTACAAGATATAGATGGCAATAATGTTAATACATCTGGTTATACAACTTATGTATCAGGTGGAGTTGCAAATAGAGTTTATACATTAACAACAACTTATGCCACAGCAGATTTATTTCAAATTAAATATGCTCAATCAGCTGATGTTATGTATTTGTGTCATCCTGATTATTCTGTAAAAAAATTATCTAGAACTGGACATACATCCTGGACAATTACAGAAGTAGATTTTACTGATGGACCCTATTTAGATGATAATATCACAACTACAACATTTGGTATGTCATCACATACTGTTGGAACAGGAAGAACATTAACAGCATCCGCTGTAACTGGAATTAATAATAATACAGGTTTTCAATCTACTGATGTTGGCAGACTTTTTACTTTTAGAGATGGTTATGGTGAGATCACAGCTATTACTAGCACAACAGTTGTAACAGCAACAGTTTTAAAAGACATGGGTTCTTCCTCTACTACTACAGACTGGGCATTAGGCGCTTTTTCAGACACTACTGGTCATCCTTCTTGCGTAACTTTCTATGAACAAAGATTAGTATTTGCAGGAACAACTGAACAACCTCAAACATTATTTTTTTCAAGATCAGGAGATTATGAAAATATGCACGAGAATAGAGGTGGAACTGTAGCCGCAGATGATGCAATGATTTATACAATCGCATCAAATCAGGTGAACGTTATTCAATCACTAAAAGCAACAAGAACATTAATTATATTAACATCAGGTGGTGAATTTACATTAAACTCAGATTCTACAGGAACTGCTGTATCACCTACAAATATAAATATTAAAAAACAATCTAACTATGGAGCATCTTCTATAGATGCTTTATCAGTTGGTAACGCAACTTTATTTGTTCAAAGAGCTAAAAGAAAATTAAGAGAACTTGCTTATAATTTTGACACAGATGGATATGTTGCTCCAGATATGACAATCTTAGCTGAAGATATTACATTAAATGGATTAGATGAATTAACTTACCAACAAGAACCTCATAGTATTATCTGGGGTATTCGTGGAGATGGAATATTAGTTGGTTTAACTTATCAAAGATCAGAACAAGTTGTTGCTTGGCATCAACATAAATTAGGCGGCTCTTTTGGAGCTACAGCTCATGGTATTGTTGAAAGTGTTATTTCTATTTCTGGAAATTCTTATAATAGAACTGATGAAGATCAAATTTGGGTTATTGTTAAACGTACTATTAATGGAGTAACAAGAAGATATGTAGAATATTTTACACCATTTCAATTTGATAGTTCACTTACACAATTTCAATTTGTAGATAGTGCTTTATCATATTCTGGATCTGCAACATCTACACTTACAGGATTAGATCATTTAAACGCAGCAACAGTTAGAGTAATTGCTAATGGTGCAACACATCCTGATAAAACAGTATCTTCAGGATCTATTACATTAGACAGAACAACAACTGCTGCAAAAGTTGGTTTAGCATATACATCAACATTACAGACAATGAGATTAGATGTTGGATCACAGGATGGAACTTCACAAGGAAAAACAAAAAGAATATTTGATGTTACATTAAGATTTTATGAAACAGTTGGAGCTAAAGTGGGTCCAGATCTAAACAATCTTGAAGAAATACCATTTAGATCTTCTGCCGCATCTATGGATGCTGCTGTTCCTCTTTTTACTGGAGATAAAAAAATTGAGTTTAGAGGTAACTTTGAAACTGATGGTTATTTATTTGTAGTTCAGGATCAAGCATTACCTATGACATTATTATCATTATATCCAAGATTAATTACTAATGATGGATAATCTTAATATTATTCCTTTTAAAAAGGAACATGCGCATTACATCATTAATAATCCAATGAATGATCCTGCTATTCAAATTGCACCACAATTTAAAAAATATGCTTTATTTTTAGAAATACCAGGAATGTCATTTAGTGCTGTAAAAGATGGTAAAATTGTAGTATCAGGCGGTATTGGCATATTATGGGATAATGTTGCCGAAGGATGGGTTTTAGCAACAAGCGATGTATGGAAAAATCCTATATCCATTGCTAGACACGTTAAAAAAAAACTAGATATTTTAACAAAAACTTATAAAGTGAAAAGATTACAAACCGCTGTAAAAGCAGATTTTGTTTTAGGGATAAAATTTGCTGAATGGTTAGGTTTGAAATCAGAAGGTTTAATGAAACATTATGGACCAGATGGTGCTGATTACATAAGGTTCGCAAAGATTTATTGATATGTCATTTGTAGGTGATCTAATAACTGGACAATCGCAGAAACAGATATCCAAATATAATGCGTCTTTATTAGAAAGAGATGCGCTTGTAAAAGAACAACAAGCTAAACAAGGATATAAAGTTTATGAAAAATTTGATTTACCACAAATTTATGCATTAGAAGCAAAATCAGTTGGAGACATTAGAACTGGTTATGCAATAAGAGGTGTTGAAGAATCAGGAACTGGATTTAGAGTATTAATGGATAATGCTTTAAACTTTGAAAGAGATAGAGATATGATGGAATACAATGCTCTTGTTAAAAAAGAACAATTAGAAAATGAAGCTGTTATGAAAAGAGCTGAAGCAAGAGTTGAAATATATCGTGGAAGAGTTGCCGAAACAATTAGTTATTTTAAAGCTGGTTCAAGTTTACTTGGCGACATTAGAACTGGACAACAAATTTATAAAGGAATGGGTTAATGGCAATTAAAATTTATCAATCTCAAATTAGACCCACAGAAGAAATAAGTGCTGTTCCAACAACTCCTGGATTACGTATTAGTCAAGAAATTCCAGCAGCTATTGGTAGAGCTTCTTCTGAATTTTTAGGATCGGTAAAAGATTTTTATGTTGAACAAGAAAAACTTAAAGCCGAAACAGAAGTTTTAGAAAAAAAAGAAAAGATATATAATGGAGATGATAATGTTCCAGGTTTATCTAAAATTAAAGACGAAGCATCTAAAATGGAAGATCCAGATGCAGCAAATAAATATTACAAAGAACAATTAAAAAATATTCAAGATTATCATACTAAAGATACAAAAAATTTTTTTACTAAAAGAGTATTAGATACATTTTTACAAAAACAATCAGTTGAAGATTCTATTCTTATTAGAAACTCAGCAACTAATAATCTATTAGAAAGAAGTAGATTAGCATTAGAAGCAAATACCGATCGTTTAAAAAAATCTATTGTCTATGGAAAGACTGATCTTGAAATATCTAATGCAACAAATGAGCTTAATACTGTTTTAGAATCTGATGCTTATAATAGGATTTATGGGAAAAAAGCAGCAGATGAGAAAAACAAAGTTAGAGAAGATATAGATTATTATAAAGGTTTAAGAACTTTAGATCGTGATCCAATGAAAATTAATGATGTTATTGCAAACTCTAATTTACCTATAGAAAAAATTGAAAAGTTAAGATCTCATGCAAAATTGTCTGCAATTAAAATAGACGAAACAACAGGCAATAATTTAAAAGATTATGATGATCAACTTAACAAAGGTAATGATCCAGGAATAAATTCTATTTTAGCATTAAGAGAAAGAGCTGTTGCAGTTGATAATTTTGAAGCAGCCAAAAAAATAGAAGGTTTAATTGAAAAAAGAAATATTATTGTAGGCATTAGAAGTAAATCACTTCCAGAAATGGATGCGGAAATTAGTAAAATGGAATCTGTATTCACAACTGCAAGAGCTAATAATCAAGATATTCCTATTGCTGAACTTAAAAAATATGAAATTATTAAAAAATTTAAAGCAGATTTACAAACAGATTTAGAAAAAGATTTATTAAGAACAGCTTCTGAAAGAAATATTGTTTCATTAAATAATCTT